ATATACGCGTACGTTTTGTCTGCGGTGTCGCTAGAAAAATGCGTAATCGTCGCCTCTCCAAAAGTCTGAGACGACACATAAACATTTGAGTACGCATAAGGCGCAATAAACTGAACAGTCACAAAAGCAGTCGGTGTCTCTGGTATCGCAGGAGTTACCCCAGCAGAAGCAGTCACAGCACTAAAATGCTCAAACGAAACGTCCGTGCTTGTGGGCCTCCAGGCTAACTGGTAATAATCTCCTGCCGCTACATCAAAAAACACCATCGTCGCCGCAATAAGTTGGGAAGGTTGTCCACTAGACTTTCTGGGCTTGATGCCAAACTTACTGTTGGACTTAGCTACATTAGAACCGTTTTTCTTAAACCAAATGTCAAGACTCTGTGTGTCGTTCGTGGTGTTGACTACCTGAATCGAGAACTGAATCGCGTACTTGCCAGCGTTTCTAAAGTTAATCCTGTCCCCGTTACTAAGATACACCCCGTTACTAAGGTCTTGCGTATCTAACCCTAGAATCGACTCTAAACCGATTGTTGTTGCCGTCTGGTCGTTGTAATCCGAGAACTGTGCATAAGGTACAGAGTCGGCCTCCGCAGCGTCCGAGAACGGGATCAGAATAATCTTAGTCTCTGGGGAAATGCGCTCGTCATACAAAGTCGTACTTGTAGCGTTTCCGGTTGCAAGCGTAACCGTTCCGGTATTGTTACTTTTTCCGTTTATAAGGTTGTTGACCACCTCGGAAATCTGCCGAGGCGTTCCCCCCGCATAAGGTAGAACACGAAACATTACCGATTGCCCAAAGGAACAATGTTGACTTCTAAGCCTATCGCGGTTCTCCAACTCCCCGAGGGCTTTACGGAAAACCTGTGGTATCTGCCTGTGGTGCGTAACGCCGCACGACCTTCCGAGTCGGCATTGACAAACGAACCAAACGCAATGGCATCCCCAAGACGGTTCCTAGAGGCCACAGCCACCGACCCACTGCCTTGGTCTATAAGCGGTCTGGTCATATTCGCTATAGACACTCTCTCGGCTAACTCTGAATCTCCTGTGTTTAGAGTCGCAGACATAGACTGCCCAGTAAAGGTAACAATCTTAGACCCTTGGACTCCGACCACATTAGCTTTGCCGCCAAGCCAGACAATTGAGTCCATGCTCGACGGTAGGGTGTCTAGCGTTCCAAATGCGTCTAAATTTTCTAAGGTAAATGACGGTGTAGCAGACTGTCCGATATACGAAATGTTCGCTTCTGCGCGTGACCAGTTTTTAGTCGTAAAGTTGTATATCAAAAGACTATCTACCGCACCAGTTCCTAAAGTAACGCTTGGATACGCCCAGATGATTAAGTTGCGGATAGGGTCAAAAGTAGCAGACATACTGGAGATAAACCCCTCGTCTACATTCTCAAAAAAGTACCTGTCTACCTTCTCCGCACCAATTGGAATAATTTCCTGACCGTTACAAGCATAGAACCCGTCTTCACCAAGCCAGTAGGTAATACCCTGGTACTGAGTGACACTGTTAGGCTCTAAGCACCCTAGATTTCTTGCAATGTTGTCAAACTGAAATATCAGAGGCGTACCAACATAAGACATACGGACGATGGAGCGTTCCATCAACACCAAACCGAACTCACCGCCGGTTATGCCGCGAATCTCGCCACCGTCAGGGATAACCTGAAAGTCAGACTGGTTTGTTGCGGAGGTCGTCCATTCGGTCTCGTCGTTTATCCCAGACCACTGCACCTTATTGCGGTCTGTAGTCCCCAAGTTCGCTGTTACAACAAAGTCCCGCACCGCAGTTATGTACTTTGCCGTGGGAGCCGCAGCGTCTACATCTGCCCAAGTAGTAGAAGAACCCAACTGCCATGCTTGAATCTTCTCGTCACCGTTTGCCGCTAGGAAGGTAGAACCAAACTGCAAGAACCTCCACCGTTCCGCAGTCGGTGTCGTATACCCTCCAGGCTTGGACACATCATCTAAATCGAGACTTGCCGCGTCTAACTTGTATAACTTACCTGTAGACCCAGCGAATACCTCTGTTCCACCTGTAGACGGGTTCTTAGCCGCAGCCACCGCAATAAGAGGCTCGTCGGCATCGTTTGAGTAAGTGGCAACAGACGGAAATGGCCCATAACCGACAGCTTGAGGCACAACATTTAGCGCCTCCTTCATTTTGCCGATAACACCAGGCTGGTCTGGCAACCATTCGTTAAAGTCTATCCGAGCCATATATTTGTCCCAACTTGTCTCTCTGTCCAAACATTAGACTCTACTGGTAAGTCTGTCCAAGTATTTGCCTCGTCAGCCACTGGCCCCCACTCCTCGCCTACCCTGTAAGGTAATGCGGTAACAGTTCCGCTTCCGGTTATAACCGCAGACACGCTTCTGTTTAGATTTACCCTGCCGGTCAGGTTTCCAACGCCTAGAACATGAGCCTGGGCCTGGTAAGACATCCCCGCAAGGGCAGAAAGTTCACCCGTTCCCAGGATACTTGCGAACACCAGCCGAATACGGTCTACATCCGCAGAGACAAACCCTGTGCCAGCAAAACTACCCTCTACCGGCTTTTCTTTGTACCCTTCCGCAAACAGGCTTCCTGTACCCGTTATAACGCCTTCTACGGGGATTTCACGGTAGACATTAGCTACCAGTTGCCCTTCACCGAAGATCGCCCCAGAAACGCCTATAACGCGGGTTGCATCGGCCTGTAGGAATCCTACGCCCTGTATGCTGGCCTCTACAAACAAAGGCGGTCTGTAGTCCGCAGCCGCAGTAAGAGTGCCTTGGCCCTGCACGTCTGCCTTTGCAATCTTGGCGCAGGCAGTGTTCCAAATCTCTGAGTCTAGCGAAAACCCGAGTGAATCTAAATTTCCAAACGCATCTAGCCCTTCTAGGCTAAAAGGGCCGCAGACCCCTTCCTCCGTCCAGTTGTTGTCCAGAGAAAACGGGAGCGAGTCCAGCGTGCCGAATTGGTCTAGCTGCTCCAGCGTCAGAGACATTAGTCAAGGCTTGCAGTCAGACTTCCGGTTGCGATCTTCAGCACATCACCCACCTCCACATCCCGCGAGGTTGTGAGGGCTGTGTGCATAAGCAGGTTGCCAGAGGTAACCGCGTCTAGCAGACCAATATGCGAAACGGTTCCCCATGCTGCCGTACACTGCGGAAAAGTCACATCCGCAGAAGAGGTGACAATTCCCGCAGTTGCGGTAGTAACAGAAACAATCTGCCGCGCATACGATCCACCAGAGACCTCTGTACCCGAGTTATCGTCCGCAGGGTCGGAGGTGTACAAACCGACAAAAACAGTCGTTGGGGAGTTGTAAGACGTGTTGCGGAGAACGTGGTCAAGCAGTTTGTTCTCTAGGTAATTAGATAATTCAGCCATTTTCTACCTCATTGGGAAGTAACAGTCATTCGTAACGGAACGCCCGCATATTCGCTGGAATTGTCGGACTCTGTAAGCGCCTCTATAGCATTTGTGTACAGTTGACTCCAGACAGTAGTTCTCTGGTCGTTCATCAGGTACGGTTCAGCCTCTAGCAGCGTTGCGTATAGCAACACATCAGGGCAGTTAGCCATAAACACGTTGCTTGGATTGTTATCACTTAGTGCCGCAGGTTTTGCGTAGTAAATCAGCACCAATGTGTAGTCTGTATCTGGTTTGGGAGCCAACTCAAACTCTAACCCTCTCTGGGTATAGAAGATCGGTTTCCCAGACTCATGCGGTCTGGCATCTCTCGAGAACGCACTGGGAGACAGATACGACAATGGCTGTCTTGGGTTTAGGTCTACATAAAAGTCACGCACCGCAAGAAAGTCGGAAGGAAGCCCTACAGTGCCATCGCCGCCCGTTGTCTGGGAGGATACGGTCTTTAGCATCTGCCGCAGCCTTAACTGCCGACTAAGACGTATCTCCGCAAGCGTTACAAAAGTCGGAATCTGCGCGTCTAAGTCACTTCTTCCGAGATAGCTTGCGACCATGCTTTTGAGGTCGCTGAAGTTTGTCAGGCTCATCTTCGTAATCTGCCCATGAATAAGTGTACTGTCCGATATGCCCTATTTCCTTGCTTAAGTCATGGTCTACCCATGTCTCGAAACCCGCATCGTGGGCTGCAACACAAAAATGCACATCTTCTCCCAGCGTCTTGCCGCCAGGAATCTCATAAAAATAGAACCAAGGTTTTGGCGTTTCCTCGTAAACCTTGCGTTTGACAAGCATCACACCGCAGCCAATGCTCGTAACCTTTTCTAACCCAGTCTTGTTCTTACTGTCTACAGAAAACCAGTGGTTCTCTTTTTTCTCTATGTCAACCTCAAGAATCTTTGCGGTAGGCCCAACAGGT